AGAAGTATTAGAAAGGTTTGGTGATGTTCCGTTCTGTAATCATTTATTAAGATATAGGAAAGCAAGCAAGTTACTTTCCACTTATTTAGAGGGGTTTGAAGATCACATTTATGATGATGGACTCCTTCATACTAATTATAATTTGACATTTACAGAGACAGGGCGATTAAGTTCGGACTCACCAAATCTACAAAATTTTCCCAAAAGGGATAATCCATTTGTAAGAGAAATGTTTACTGTTCCACCAGACCATGTATTAATGTCGTTTGATTACAAAGGGGCAGAAGTTTGTTGTATGGCTATGGAAAGTAAGGATAGAGAATTAATACGACAAGTAAATGCTCATTATGATATGCATCAGTTTTGGGCTGATAGACTTTCTCAAGTATTAACCAAAAAAATAAACAGGTTTGATGCTAAGAATGGTTTTGTTTTCCCTTCATTTTATGGGGCAGGTTTTAAATCAATTGCAAGGAATTTAGGAGTGCATGAATCAGGAGTAGAACAGTCACAAGATGAGTTGTTTCGAATGTATCCTTTTATAAAAAGATGGCAGAAGAGATTAAAATTATTTTATAATAAAAATCATTATGTTCAAAGTCTGTTAGGAAGAAAAAGATATGCACCACTTGATTATAATCAGATGATTAACACCCCAATACAAAGTCTTGCCAGTGATTTCTGTTTGTTATCAATGATTAAAGCATCTAGAGAGGGGTATAAAATTCCATTAATTATTCATGATGATATAACTCTTTATGTTCATGAGAGTGAAATTTTAAAGACTTATAAACGAATTAAAAAGATTATGACTCAATGGGATTTTGATTTTCTTAATGTGAATATGGAAATAGAATGTTCTATTGGTCGTAACTGGTTTAAACAAAAGCCTTTAGAATTAAAAAGAAAACCAAAGAAGTGTCAAGAATTTGCTTGACATTCAATGTAATATATGATATAATTAATTGTACAAAAATGGGAGCATTAAATGAAAGGGAGACACACCAGAAGAGTCACAAGAAGACACATAGAATCAGGAAATTATATAGATAGAATCACAATAAGTAAAGCTGTAGAAATTCTTGAACCTCATTATTCCTTTGACACAGCTTTACAATCAGAAAGGAGAACGCTTATAAGAAGTAATCTAAAAAATAACAAAACAATGTATTCAAAAATCTATTCTTATCAATTAATTTAAAAGGAAAAACGAAAATGGTAAAAAATAAAGCAAAAACAAATTTCAATCCAGATAGAATCAAAGATAGAATCGAAAGTGTAGACAGGGCTACAGGATATTACCATATAGAAAAAAATGATGATTTAAAAAGTTACAGAATGATAGAAGGAGACAATTTCATTAGAGTACTTCCTGCTTATGATGCTGAACATGATATGGCATTAGATATTCATGTTCATTATGGTGTGGGTGGAGATAAAAGTTCTTTTTTATGTCTAAAGAAAATGAAAGATGAAGATTGTCCTATTTGTGAACAAGCTTTAAAATATCAACAAGCAGGGAAAGAAGAGGAAGCCAAGAGATTAAGACCTGCTAGAAGAACATTATTTTTTATTCTGGATAGAGAGAAAGAAGATGAGGGGGTAAAATTGTTTGAAGCCCCAACAGCTAGTGTTGGTGATCCTTTAATCAGTCTTTGTCTTAATAGACGCACAAGAAAGATTATAGATATAACTGATATTAATGTTGGCTATGATGTTATCATAGTTAGAAAAGGTACTGGAATGACTACAAAATATAAATCAGTTACTTTAGACCAAACCCCCAGTAAACTAGATGATGAATCTTTATTAGATGATATTCTTCCGTTTGAAAATCTACTACATTATGAATCTTACGAAACAATGAAAGCTGAATTTCTAGGAAAAGCTACAAGGAAAGATGAAGAAAAAACTAATGAATCAGAAGATGATTTTCCTGAAATAGACACAGGTGAAACTAATGATGAAAATAAAGAAGACCTCTCTGACCAAGATGATAAAGAAAATAACGATTCATGTCCAGAGGGTTTTGCGTTTGGAGAAGATTATGATGATGAGGAAGAATGTGCAGATTGTGAAAAGGAAACCAGAAAACTTTGTAGGAAAGAACATAGAGCAATAAATAAGAAATTTGCAGACAAACTTTAAAATAAGAAAGGAAAATATAAATGTGGATAGTTTTAACAAGAAACAAGCAGTAAATGAGACCACAATTAATGAACATGACTTACAAAATGAATGGATTATACAACCATTAGTATTTTTAGAAACTTCATTAGGATTAACCGAATTAATTCACCAAAGAGACACTTTAAAAAGCAAGAAAATAACAGAAATAACTAAGGAAATTTTAAAAAGTGGTAGTAAATTAACTGATGCTTCTTTGAAGAGGGCTTTAGAAGGTGACCAAGAATTAATAGATTTAGATTTAGAAGTGGGAAAATTTAAGGCTTTTGTGTCTGCTTTAATGCAAAAGAAAAGTTCTTTAGAAAATCTTGTGACGCTTTTGATTAATGGTCTTAATGCTGAACCCAAAACTCCAGAAGAAAAAACAGCTATGAAAGAAAGTATCTTGAGAGGTTTAAAAAATGGTAAAGAAAAAGATTGAAGAAATTGCCGTACCAGAATTAAAAACCAGAGTAGAATTTACAAGCACAGGTTCAATATTATTAAATCTTGCAATGAGTGGTAAGGGCAGGAATGGTGGTTATGCAAGAGGGCGTATAATTAATTTGGTAGGTGATGGTAGTAGTGGAAAGACTCTTTTAGCCCTTGAAGCATGTGCTCAAGCTTATTACAATCTTAACAAAACTCCTGTATTATTTGATAAAGTAAAGAAAATTATAATCGTCTACAATAATGTGGAAGGTGTAATGGACTTTCCAATTGAAGAAATGTATGGAGAAGATTTTGTTAAATCTATAGAGTGGGTACGACTTGATACAGCAGAGAAAGCAGGTAATGATTATTTAAGAAGGGTGAAGGCTCTTAAAAGTGGTGAATACCTTTTGTATGTAATGGATTCTCTTGATGCTATGGTTTCAGAAGCAGGGAAAGAACGAGCAGAAGAAGCAATTAAGAAAGACAAAATCCAAGATGGTAGTTATTCCCTAGAAAAACAGAAATATTTTTCTTCAACTTTATTTCCTAGAGCAGTTGATTATACAGAAGGTAAGGATTCTACACTAATTTGTATTTCTCAAGTTAGAGAAAATATTAATGCAGGTCTCTTTGGGACAAAGCATTATCGGGTTGGTGGGAAAGCATTAGATTTTTACACCCACCAAGTAGCGTGGTTAGCTAAAATTGGTAATCTCAGTAGAGAATTCAAAGCAAAGAAGAAAGTTTATGGCATTAGAATTAAAGCAAAACTTAATCGTAATAAAGTAGCGAAACCATTTCGTGAGGCAGAATTTGACATACTCTTTGATTATGGGGTAGACGATATTGGAAGTATGCTGACTTATCTTTATGGTGGAGCTAAAGAAATTCTTTGGAATGGTCAAGAGATGAAAAGAATTGATTTAATTAAATTTATTGAAGATGATAAAACACAATATGATTCATTGATAAATTTAATTGAAAAAGATTGGAATGAAGCAGAAGAAAAGATCAAACCAAAGAGAAAAAAAAGATTTAAATAATGGCTATAATTTACGGAATTGATGTGGGTTCAGAAAAGAGTGGAATATGTATTTGGGACACACAGAAACAAAAAATTCTTTGTGCTGATGATCAATATCCTAATCATATGGTTGCTCAACAATCTGCTCACTATTATGTAATTGAAGACATCAAAAGTTATGGAATGCCTGTCGGCAAGACTACTTTTGACACTTGTAAAGCCATAGGAAGATTTCAGGAACGCATGGAGAAGAAACAGAAATCTTATGCTTTAATTTTCAAATCAGATATACAATTACATTTCTGCCACACAACAAAAGCTAAAGATGCAAATGTTAAAAGAGTTTTATTAGATCGTTTTGGAGAAAAAGGCACTAAAAAAAATCAAGGGATTACTTATGGATTGAAGAATCATAGTTGGGATGCATTCGCACTTTGCGTTTATTTAGAAGACCACATAAAAGATGATGGAAGTCTTAAAGTAGAATTACATTAATTTATGAAATTCATCGAACTATTTGCAGGTATTGGGGGATTTAGATTAGGT